TATTCCGAAAAATGGTACCATGAAGATGTTGGGTTCAAACATCACATATACAAGAGGCTCATACAGCAACGTGATCTTCTTGATACATATGATTGGATATGGATGCCTGACTATGATGTACAGCTTGAACAGGGAGAAATTGAACGGATGTTTGGTATTGCACAGGAATACAACCTGAACATATGCCAACCGTCGCTAACAAGGGACAGCTATCACAGTTTTCCCATTGTTCTTAATGATCCTACAAAGTTCATGAGGTATACAAACTATGTTGAGATAATGTGTCCGCTCTTTAAGTCAGAGGCGCTAAAAAAGGTCCTATGGACGTTTACGATCACATACTCTGGTTGGGCACAGGATTTTCTATGGGCAAGAGAATTGAACTATGAGAGGCTTGCAATCATAGACGACATACAGGCAAGACACGCGAAACCTGTTGAGAGCCAGCATTGGAAGCTTCCTAATGGTATGAATGCTGATCAAGAATTAGAGTCTGTTGTAACGCTTTTTGCACTTGAAAAGGAAAAATTCTGGCCGCGAGAAATAGGCGGGATAGAGAAATGGATATAAGCTATAGAATAGAAGACGATCTTGACTGGAACACTGCTGAAACAATTGAGGTAGAACCAGAAGGTTGGAAGAAGGTAAAGATAAGCTACATCGATGCTTACCCCTTTCTTTTTTGGAGAATTAATGAGATAGACAAGAATTTTAGGTCTAGCTCGCATGATGTATCAGCCCTTGGAGTCTATGACTTCTTTTCACAAAGCCTGAAATCCATGAAGATCATGGTCCTAGGTCAGCTACATGAAATGCATCCGGAAAGAAAGAGATTTTACGAAGAAAATATAGTGGAGCTATTCAATGAATGATCAATACATCCAATGGCTTAAAGGCCCTTCAAGGGGTTCGGTAGAAGCAATTCATGAGATGAAACAGGATGGACAGACTTTCGAAGACGTTGTTGTTCTTTCTAATGGCAAGACCGTATCCATGACAGGAATTGGAAAGAACTTCATAATACTTCCAAGTGCAAGTAGTGCATTACCGACCATTGAACTTGATCTGATGTATCCTCCTGAATCTCAGAAACAGAATAGGAAGGCAAAGCCTCAGACAGAACACGCTCAAATCCTAGGGTTTTCTCCTGATGAACCGCAACCAATACAAGAGCCAAAACAAAAGAAACAACAACGTTCAAGCTTTGCGTCAGATCTTATTTCAAGGGCAAAGAAGAATCCATCAAGCATGAACGTATCAATACAAATAGAAATGCCATCATCATCGTTTTTTTCTATGATAAATGAAACGTTTGATGAAAGCACAGTTGAAGAAGTCATGGACATTATCATAGACGGGATAGACAAAGATCTGATAAGACAAGCAATCAAAGAAAGTATAAACAAATTTTACGGAGACAGTATATGACACAAGAAGAAAGCCTACAACAACTAGAAGCAAATGATACAATCGGTGTAGAAGAAAATCAAGCAGCAGATATAAATACACAAGACTTAACAGAAGTTCCAGATATTCCTAACATGAACTTTAATAGAAAGTTCAGAAGGATGCTTCTCAAGAGAAGTGGATATGTGAGAATAAAAAACAGACTTGGATACAAGGACTGGTTTGAAAACATAAGAAATAATATTCAAAACGGAAAACAGCTTCATGCTTCTAACACAGAAGAGGTCATTAAGACAGCAGTAAACCGTATTGATGGGATAAATGAATCAACAGCAGAGTTTCTATCAAGCAAAGGCTATGGCGAAGAAAGAGTTGCAACAATGCTAGAGAAAAACATGCAGATACAAGAAAAAATAGCAGCCAAAAAGCTCAAACAATGAACTTCGTATTTTCTAAACAAAGGATAAGTCTTCCAAAATATGTAACGGGAGCTAAACCTTATACTATAGATTTAAATAAAATACTTCTAAAAGTAAAGGGTGCTAAGTCAGATGACATAATAAACACTTCGGCCTTTCTTATAAATATGATTCTTAAGGAAGAGTTTGAGTTTGCATTAAAGAAAAAAAAGACATGTATATTTTACATAAATCCTTATGTTTCACTTGATACCGTTAAAAACATAAAGAAAACCCTACCTGACCTTGGATTAAACGTAAAGAAATTTTTTTTAGTTGATGAGAATGAACTAAAGAAAATACACAGGCACGTCGATCAAATCATAAAACCTAAATAAGGGCGCAAAAGCGCCCTTATTTTTTTTATATATAGTACATGGTAAAAGATCAACTCATAGAATTGGTACAGGATGAAATAACAGCATCCGGTGCAATATCAACTTCAATTGGACTAAAGGAGATAGACAGGATCATAAATGATGCTGCACGATGGTTTTATCAGAACTATCAATATGCAGTTGAAACCGTCTACTACATACTGCCAAAGGCAACATTTGACCAAGTTTGGAAATCAAATAGACGCCAATTAGTTCTTCCTGACTGCGTTGTTAGCGTAATGGATGTTATGGAGGTAAGAGCAGGAAACTTCTTTGGAATGGTTGATCGCGACATCACAGAAAACAGACTTATTGCAGCCGAACTTTATCTTGCTCCTTTTGGAAGTGATGATCTCGTCTACCGTACAGCACAATATGCATACTATGATCTTACTAGGGCGTACTTCCTTGAAAGGATACAGTTCCAGTACAACCAGAACACACACCATCTAACAATACTGGGAAGAAACCCTCAGTATGATGTATCTTGTAGAGTGATGACAAAAATTCCTGAGCAAAGTCTCTACGATGACCCGTTGTTTATAGATTATGTTAAGGGCAAGGCTTTGATATCAATGGCAAGGGTATATTCATTTATCAGCTTTAATCTTCCTGGCGGTGCACAAATAAATGCATCAATTTTTGAATCACAAGGTCAAGCGATGGTTGATAAAGTTCTTGACAAGATCGATACAGAGAACGTTCCAGACTACTTCTTACAGATACACTAACATACTATGCTTAGAGACATTTATCTCAGAAATGAAGATGATCCAAAGTTCATTCCAAACAAGATGGAAGAGAACGACTCTATTCAGGACCTTGTTGAGCAGATTAAAATGCTATTTGCAACATCTCCTGGAGAGGTTATTGCATATCCATTTTATGGATTAAATCTTGAAGATATGCTTTTTGAATTTGATTTTGATCAAGACGACATTATGAAAGAATTAGATCGTCAGTATTTTGAATACATAAAGCCTAATTTTCCAGGTGTTAATGTTGAGTTTAATGTGTATGTGAGTGAGGGTGAAATTAATAGAACGCTAATAATAGATGTATTTATAAACTCACTATTAACACTCCAAATTATAACTTAAAAAATGAGCATATTTGAAAATGCAGCTATTGCTTCGTTACCACCCGATCCGAGAAGTTTGATAGAGGGTCAAGTAACATCAACCATATCTAATGGTATTGGTTTTGGTTCAGACCCTGCACGAACTGTACGTGCCACGATAGAAAATGTAAGCGATGTTAATCCACAAACGGCAAACACATTGAGTCCAAACTTTGATCGTTTTTCTGTTCTTGAATTTCCAGAACTATTTGGTGTTACCGGAAACCTGTTTAGGTCTGCAGAAGATCTTGTTCCAATAGCGAATATATCATCAAATTTTGGTGGAACCATAGTAGGAGAAGAGCTTACACAGATAAATGTAAGAAATCTTCTTGAGAACCCAGGATCAGAGCTATCAACGTTTGCTAGAAACCTTTCGGGCAGAATACAAGATTCAGCAGAACAGCAGGTTAGATCATTCGCACGAAGCGTTGTACAAGATGTAAAGGATGTCTTTAGGGGTACTGTAAACTCAATCCTTAATCCCAGCGCTGCTGCAACGACAAACTTAGGTGTTGTTGATTCTAGATTGTCATACGCATTCTTTGGACCGAGAGATGCAAATAGAAGGTACGCAAAGGGTTCAACTGAAGGTGCTGGTGCCCCGGGTCCAGATGAAAATGGAAAGATAAGGTATCCGCCGGATGCACTTGTTGGATTCCAAGGTGTTGAGCCTATGTTAAACCCACACTATGTTTTTAGATTAAACTCTGTAGCAAATAGAATGTCGGCCGGCGATGACGGTTTGGCCCAATCTAGACTTCTTTTAGATAAGGAATCAAGGATGGGTGTTTCTACGCTAGGAAAAAGAGAAGTTACACTGTCTGCTATCCTTTCAAAGTTTGGCGGATTTTCTACAACTAATCCAACACCCTATCGTGCGGCAGATTTTTTATGGCTTAAGCATTATAATAGAATACCACTAACAAGGCTGGTAACTCTTAGAAGATACATGTTTCCAATACAAGATAACCTAACAAGATCACCATATTTTGGAGCAGGAACTTCAAGAGCAGGTGCATTTAAGTACAATGGGTGGGTTAATAATCCAGTCTCACAGATGGTAACATACTTTGGCGGTGAAACCGGGAATAGTCTAGGTGATATTATAAAAATTACAGCAAGATCTTCTTGGATACCACAAACTGAATCATCTATTCAAGATATTACTCTTTTTGGTGGAAGCTCTTTAGATGCTTTAAGTGTTTTTGAATCAAGTCGCGTTGCGAAACTTTTTACTGGATTAGCAAAAGTACCATTAAACTTACTTAACCCATTTAGCTCTGTTTCTGGGGGATCAAATTTTGGTGGAATTGGGCAAATATCTTCTCGTATTTCATCGATAGCAAGAGGCACAGGGTTAACAGGAAGGGATCTTGCAGCCGGCGCACTTGCTCTTACAGGGTTAATTGATTCTAGGAGATTCTCAGGAATAAGCTCTTATTTAGATACGTTTAATCCCTATGCAAGAGGCGGATATTTTAGTGACTTATACAGGGAGCCTTATAACATTATAAAGTCTGCGCAAAAAAGAGACCCAGGATTAACTGGCGGTGTTATGCCAGATGAAGGGATATCATTAACGTTTGAATATTCATTAAAAGCAATTGGGCATATAAATGCTAAAGCAGCAATGCTTGATATCATGTCAAATATATTGGCTACGACACATTATAGAGGATCGTTTTGGGGTGGAGAAGCTAGATTTTATCTAAATAAGGGAATATTTCCACTTCTTAACGAAGAGCAAACGTTAGATTTAGTAAAGCATATTTGGCGTGGTGATATGAATGGTGCTGCTCAAGCATTCCAAAAAATACTCCAAGAAACATTTGGAGATAAATCAGTAGAGGCACTTAGTGCTCTTTTATCTATCCGAGAAGCAAGCATAGATCCACCAAGCAAGCAAGGTGAGACTTCTAACTTAATCGTAGGTGGAGCAAATACAATAACCTCTACCCAAAATGCAAGTAGTTTAAATTTTGCTATAAGTGATAAGATGAAAGAATTTGCTGCTGTAGATCTATTGGCTGGATTATTTAAACTTACTGGTGGCGATGGAAATTCTGCTATACCGCAATTCCAAGCATTGAAAACAGGTGCACCTGTAGGCGAATGGCATCTGACAGTTGGAAACCCATTTAAACCAATAGCAGTTATAGGAAATCTTGTTTGTACTGGTGTTGATATAACATTTAATGATGAGATGGGATCTGACGATTTTCCCACGGAAATGAAAGTAACAGTATTTTTAAAACCTGGAATGTCAAGAGCTAACCAAGACATAGAATCTGTATTTAACGATGGATTTGGTCCTTTGTACATACCTAAGCCAGACCTTTTTGAGAATAAAGAATTTGATCAAGTTAAAGAAGAAATATCCAAACAGGTTGCATCTCAGGGCGTATATGATTTTATGGAAATTGAAGCTAGTGGTGGTGTATTATCATCTCTTTCAAACTTTACGGTTAATACCTCTGAGCTTCCTAGTGCACACGTTCAAAGATTTGAACAACAGCAAAACATGGATACACTTAGGATAACTAACCCGGATTAATAAAAATCAATTAACTAATGACAGGTTTGAATAAGAAAATATTGGCATCAATAGATTTTAGTATTAACTCAACTTCGATGTTGATATATGATGAATCATATCACTGGTACCATTTTGGAAGAGAAAAAACATCATACTTTGATCTTGGAAAAAATAGCTTTACAAGGCTATTACTTCCAAAAAGAATTAAAGGTGATGATTATTGCAAAACTGAAAGACTAAAGGTTGTTGACGCAAGACAATTATGTCAAAATATTGTAAGGGTAATGAGTGAAAAGAAAGTTACACATGTTGCTTTTGAAGGTCACTCTTTTAACAGCAAGGGCAATAGTCTTCTAGAGCTTGTTTCTTATCAATTTTTACTTAGAAATATGATTACTACATATCTTGAAATTGATGAATTAAACATGTTTTTTTATTCACCAATAACAATAAAATCTTTTGCTGGAGGAGCAAGATTTAAAAAGAAAGATATGTTAGATTCGTTTATCAAAAATGATGATAAAATTCTTACTGAAAATGAAGTACACAAAATCATAAAGTCTTCATACGATATGGTTTTAAAGGGAGATAATGTTGTTAAGCCAGTTGACGATGTTATTGATTCATACTGGATATTGAAAAAATTACAACAAGATGTTTGATTCATTAATCCTTTCAAGAAAACCAACAAAAACAGATCCCACATCGGGCGAAACTATTATAGATTTTGCAGCAAAGACATTACGTAGCCTTCAGATAAGAACACAAGGCATACTTAAAGTCAAAGATGGGGAGCAAGCACGACCAGATTTAGTATCTGTTAGAGCCTATGGAGAAGATACGTATCAAGACCAAATATGTAAAATGAATGGTATATCAAACCCGTACTCATTAGATATTGATGATGTTCTTATTATACCAAATACAGTATCATTTTCAAGAGAAGTACAAACAGAGGTAGAACCTGTACCAGGAGAAGTTCCTCTAGATTTTAGATTAAATTTTACAAATATCGAAACTGATGGGGATGAAGATACAGCAATACAAAAATTTAACCAGTCATTTGAAAAGGGCATCAAACAACTTAAGGAAGACGGAAGTGGTCTTCCCCCTAGTGTTGCAGATTTTGGAGACAAACAGTTTCTTGTGCGAGGCGGAGAGGTTATTTTTGCACCAAACATAGGAAAATGCGTTGTTAATGAGGTTGCACCAATAAGTAAAGGTGAGCTTCTCGCAAGGCTTATTAAAAATCGTATATCATAGCATTGTTAGAACAAATAAACATAAAAGAAAAAGTTAAGGCCAAGTTAAAAATTGCTCCATTGGTAGCACCAGAAGAGCGTTATGGCACTGGAGGTCCTCAGGGATATAATACCGCCTTGATGGGTCAAGCCTACCCATACATAATGTTAAATGGAAAGGAGATCAAAAATAACCTTATAGGTAGATTTGAAATCGATTGTGTGGGCTTTATGCCAAAGCTATTTTTTACAATGAGCCTCGTATCTGGAAAAGTTGATTTTTTTAAACGGGTATTTCCTAGAGCAGGTGATATAGTATCAGTTTTTCTTAGATCTCCTAACGATAATATAAAACCTATAAGAAATGATTATCAGGTTGTTACAGTTGACTATATTGGTTCAGAATATCCAGGTGATATAGGTGAGGGGTTTCTAAGAATAACAGGTAGACTTTACATACCAACGTTTTATACACAACGAAGCTTTTCTGTAGAGGGAACGAGCTATGAAGCACTTAAACAAGTTGCAGAAGAACTAGAAATTGGGTTTGCTTCTAATATTGATTCGACTGATGATTCAATGAGATGGATGACACTTGGTAACTATGAAAATTTTATAAACAATGTTACAAAACATGCATGGCAAAATGAAGAAAGCTTCTTCACCTCGTTTATAGATTTTTATTACAATCTAAATTTTATTAATGTAAATAAGCAATTTACATATGCTCCTGATGGACAGCCAGGTGTCATAAGTGATATAAATCTTAGAGTTCCAAGTGAAAACAAGACATTTGAAAAGGAGATGAAGGTGTTTGCACTGACAAACAACATTGAGACAATGTCATTTAACAACTTCATATCAAGTTTTAACATTGTAAATAATGCATCACTTATAACATACAAAGAAGGCGTCATAAAGGACTTTACTATGTATGATTATTCAACAAGATCAGTTATATCTGACAGTGTTGAACCCCTTTCAACACCTGACGCCCCACAAAATATTACACCACTCTACATAAATTTATCAACAGGGCTTCAGCAAAAACAAGAATGGCTGGGATTGCAATATTCTTCTCCTATAGGTAATGTTCACAAAAACTATAACTTCTCCAAAATGTTAAACACATTTAATCTTATGGAGATAGAAAAGATGATGCTTGAGGCTACTCTTTTGAATCCAAATCTTTTTGTTCATAGGGGACAAAGAGTACCTGTTATACTATTTAATTATGGAGATAACTTAGATACAATAACAACAACGGATCCCAAATTTCAGATGACTGAACGTACAAATTCTGTTGTCAATCCGTTCCTTAGCGACTTTTATTATGTAAAAGGACATAAAATAATACACGATCCCTCACGAGATATTGGGTTCTCTCAAGTGATTTATTTATCAAAGAGGGAATGGGTGACATCATCATCAAGACAGTAAACTATCACAAAGGAATAAACGTGCCAATAACACCTGTAGTAGCGATTTTTTCAAACGATCCATCAAAGCTTCATCAAATAAAGTCAAGTGATCACATAAGTTGGGAATCACATGATTTTGAATGCCACTTTTTTTCTGATAAAGATGATCTCAATTCTGTAATAACAAAACTAAATCCGTCGGTTTTTATTACAACCGGAAATGTTGCTTTATACGGTCAATTGTATAATGCGCCATACAGCATAAGAAGAAGGTGGATACATGTTGATGAGTTTAGTGACAGCAGATCAATAGGAGACTCTGCATATTCATGCTTCATTGATTCAAGCCTTAATGTTGAAAGGAATCTTGCAGAGCCGTTAGTAAGCTGTTTTACTCCTACATACAGAACAGGCAATAGGATCTATAGGGCATTTTCATCTCTTCAGTCACAGAGACATAAAAATTGGGAATGGGTTTTGTATGATGACTCAAATGATGGTGGAAAGACGTATGACATGCTTGTTGAGCTCGCCCAACAGGACCACAGGATAAAGGTGTTCAAGGGAAGCAAGCCAAGCGGCATGATAGGCGAAGTAAAGAGGTATGCAGCAGGGCTTTGTACCGGCAAGTATCTTGTAGAGTTTGATCATGATGACGTCTTGACATACTGGGCGCTGGATCATGTGGTGTCCGGGTTCAATGAGTATCCAGAAGGAAAATTTCTCTATACAGATGCGAGCGAAGTCTTTGAGACCGGAGGCTGTGTAAACTATGGTCCTAATTGGGGCTTTGGGTATGGAAAACATTATGAATCCCATTACAATGGGGCAGTGTATACATGTGAAACAACACCTATAAACCCTAAGACGATACGGCACATAGTTGCTGCTCCTAATCACATAAGAGCATGGGAATCTGAATTTTATTTTAGCATTGGTGGGCACAATCCAAGGCTTCACATCGCAGATGACTACGAA